ATGGGTGCCAGATGTTAGTCAACAAAATAGCATTATAATAAAGAGAGGTATAAAATATCCAGCTAATGAACACATGGGTGCTTTTGGCTGTGATAGTTATGATATATCAGGAACAGTTGACGGTAGAGGTTCTAATGGATCTTTACATGGTTTAACTAAGTTTAGTATGGAAAATGCTCCTGCTAATCATTTTTTTCTAGAATATATAGCAAGACCTCAAACTGCTGAAATGTTTTTTGAAGATGTTTTAATGGCATGTATTTTTTATGGCATGCCTATACTAGCAGAAAATAACAAACCCAGATTACTGTATCATTTTAAAAGAAGAGGTTACAGAGGTTTTGCAATGAATAGACCAGATAAATTAAAACTATCTATTACAGAAAGAGAGATAGGTGGAATACCTAATTCATCAGAAGATATTAAGCAAGCTCACGCAGCTGCTATAGAATCATATATAGAAGATTTTGTAGGTTTAAAACAAAATGGAACATACGGAGATATTTACTTTCAAAGAACATTAAACGATTGGTCTAAATTTAATATAAATAACAGAACAAAACACGATGCTTCTATAAGTTCTGGCTTAGCAATAATGGCCTGCAATAAAAATAAATATAGACCCATACCTACAATTACAAGAAAAACTTATGATCTTGGTTTTAAAAGATATAATAATAAAGGAACAATGTCAAAAATAATTGAATAAATGAAAATGTACACTAACTCAAATAGCGCCTTTCCTAGTCAGGTAGTACCGGATTATGAAAAAGCTTCGTTAGAATATGGTTCACAAGTGGCGCAAGCTATTGAGACAGAGTGGTTTAATCAAGGCCGAACTAATGGTAATAGATATCTTACTAGTTTTAATAATTTTCATCATTTAAGATTATATGCTAGAGGTGAACAACCTGTTCAAAAATACAAAGACGAACTATCAATAAACGGTGACTTAAGCTACTTAAATCTAGACTGGAAACCAGTTCCTATATTATCTAAGTTTGTTGATATTGTTGTAAACGGTATATCTAGTAAAGAATACGACATAAAAGCTTATTCTCAAGATCCTGCTTCTGTAAAGAAAAGAACTATGTATGCAACTGCTGTTGCGGAAGATATGTTTGCTAAAGAACAAATGCAAGCTGCAGAAGATCTACTAGGAGTTCAATTACAAAGAACTAGTATTCCTCCAACAGATTTACCAGAAACAAAAGAAGAATTAGAATTACATTTACAGTTAAGTTATAAGCAAGCTATTGAAATAGCGGAAGAAGAAGCTATAACACAGACTTTAGCTAAAAATAAATGGGAGCTTACTAAAAGAAGATTAAATGAAGACCTTGTTGTATGCGGAATAGCGTGTGCTAAAACTAATTTTAATGTAGCTAATGGTATAACTTTAGACTACGTTGATCCTTCTTATTTAGTATATTCTTACACAGAAGATCCTAATTTTCAAGACATATACTATGTCGGTGAAGTTAAATCAATAACTATACCAGAGCTTAAAAAACAGTTTCCTAATATTCCAGAAGAAGAATTACAAAGAATTCAAGAAATGCCTGGTAATAGACAATATATAACTGGCTGGGGCAACTATGACAACAACACGGTTCAAGTAATGTATTTTGAATATAAAACTTACATGAATCAAGTTTTTAAATTAAAAAGAACTGAAAACGGATTAGAGAAAATAATAGAAAAAACAGATGAATTTAATCCTCCACCAAATGATGGATTTGAAAGAGTCGGTAGAAGTATAGAAGTATTATACACTGGAGCTAAAGTATTAGGAACAAATACAATGCTTAAGTGGGAACTTGCAGAAAATATGACAAGACCAGCCGCTGATACTACTAAAGTAGAAATGAATTATTCTATAGTTGCACCAAGAATGTACAAAGGTAGAATAGAATCTATTGTAAGTAGATGTACAGGTTTTGCAGACATGATACAGTTAACGCATTTAAAAATGCAACAAGTATTAGCTAGGATGGTGCCAGACGGTGTATTCTTAGACATGGACGGTCTAGCAGAGGTTGATTTAGGTAATGGTACAAATTACAATCCAGCAGAAGCATTAAATATGTATTTTCAAACTGGTTCTATTGTTGGTAGATCACTTACACAAGATGGTGATCCTAATAGAGGTAAAGTACCTATTCAAGAATTACAGTCATCTGCAGGCGGTCAAAAACTAGCTGCACTAATACAAACGTATCAATACTATTTACAAATGATACGTGACGTGACAGGTCTTAATGAAGCTAGAGATGGTAGTTTACCTGATAAAGACGCTTTAGTAGGTCTTGCTAAAATGGCAGCAAACCAATCTAACATAGCCACAAAACATATAAATCAAGGTAGTTTATATATTGCTTTAAAAATATGTGAAAATATATCTCTTAAACTAGCAGATGCTTTAAGCTATCCTTTAACAGCTAACGCTTTGATAGAAGGTATATCTATATATAATGTAGAAACATTAAGAGAAATATCTAATTTAAATCTACATGACTTTGGTATATTCTTAGAGTTAGAACCTGACGATGAAGAGAAAGCACAGTTAGAACAAAATATACAGGTTGCTTTGCAGTCTGGAGGTATTGATTTAGAAGACGCAATTGATATTCGTCAAATTAAAAATTTAAAGCTAGCAAATCAATTACTAAAACAAAAACGTAAAAAGAAACTAGCTAGAGAAAGAGCAAATCAAGAAAGAATGATAGCTGCTCAAGGTGAAGCTGCAGCTAAGACAGCAGAGCAAACTGCGTTAGCAGAAACTCAAAAACAAGCAGCTTTAACTCAGCAGAAAGTAAGTATAGAACAAGCTAAGTCTCAATTTGAAATAAGTAGAATGGAAACTGAAATGCAAATAAAAGCTAAGCTAATGCAACAAGAGTATGGTTATCAGTTTCAATTAGCTCAAATAAAAACAGGAGCTGAAGGTTCTAAGGAAAAAGAAATTGAAGATCGTAAAGATAAAAGATTAAAAATGCAAGGTACTCAACAGAGTAAATTGATACAACAGAGACAAAATGACTCTAATCCTGTTGATTTTGAAAGTACAGGAGAAAACAACCTAGGGTTTAACATAGAAGAGTTAATGCCTAAAGTTTAATTATTTAATTATTTAATTATATTATATTATGTCAGAAAACACAAAGACCGAAGAGGTCAAACAAGAAGGTGATTTTAAAATTAAAAAGAAAAAAACACCAAAAAACTTAGGACACCTTAGCGGTAATGATCCTGTAAAAGTAGATTTAACAAAACCAGAAGCAACAGGTGAAATTATACCAGATGTTGTAAAGGTTGAAATACCAAAAGAAGACAATGCCATTCGTATCGGAGAAACAGGAAATGTTCCTGAAGAAAAACAAACCGGAGATTTGGTTGAAGTGGACAAACAAATACAAGAGCCCAGCGAGGTTGTTGAAGAAGTCACCCCACTCCAAGAAATAACCGATGAAGAAGTTAAAGAGGTTAAACAAGAGGCTCAAGAAGCTGTAAGAGATCAACAGGTCTTAGGAAAACCTTTACCGGAAAATGTAGAAAAACTAGTTTCTTTTATGGAAGAAACAGGTGGAAGCGTAGAAGACTACGTGGCATTAAACAAAGATTACTCTAAACTTAATAGTTCAGAGGTTTTAAAAGAATATTATCTTAAATCCAAACCACACTTAGACTTAGAAGAAATAGCTTTCTTAATGGAAGATAATTTTAAGTATGATGAGGATGTAGATGAAGAGCGAGCTATACGTAAAAAGAAACTCGCTTATAAGGAAGAAGTTGCAAAAGCAAAACAATACTTAGAAAGTTCTAAGAGTAAATATTACGACGAGATCAAGTTGAGACCGGGCGTAACTCAAGAGCAACAAGAGGCGTTAAGCTTTTATGACCGATATAAAGAGCAGCAAGAAAAAGCTCAAGCACAACACGGTGATTTTAGAGATCGTACTAAAAAATTATTCAATAAAGAATTCAAAGGTTTTGATTTTAATGTGGGGGATAAGAAATTTAGATACGGTGTTAAAGACCCGGCTAAGGTAGGTGAAACTCAAGTGGATGTTCAGAATTTCGTAAGTAAGTATTTAGACAAAGACGGAAATATGACAGATCCAAGTGGGTATCACAAGGCTATGTATGCTGCAATGAATGCTGATAAACTAGCTCATCATTTTTATGAACAAGGAAAAGCTGATGGCATCAAAGGTGTTATTACAAATTCTAAAAATCCAGCACAAGACGGACCTAGGCAAGTTGCCGATGGAAATGTTTTTATAAATGGATTAAAAGTAAAGTCGATTAGTGGTTTAGATTCATCAAAATTAAAAATAAAAACAAAAAAGTTTAACTAATTAAAATTAAAAATTATGGCTTTATCCCCACAGTTTGGAAGTATAGTACCTTCTCAAACTCAACAATTACTTCAACAGAACTATCTTACATTCGATGGTGCTGCTGGTGGAAATTTTGCTCAGCAATATTTACCAGAGCTTTACGAAGCTGAAGTAGAAAGATACGGTAACAGAACGTTATCCGGATTTTTAAGAATGGTAGGCGCTGAAATGCCTATGACTTCTGATCAAGTAATTTGGTCTGAACAAAATAGATTACATATATCTTACGCTGATTGCGCGATCACTGCTAATGCTGCTGGTGTTGCTAATCTAGGTATTGATATAACTAATGGTGGTGCAAATACGCAAGTATCAAACGTTGTTTCTCCAGCTGCAACAGTTGTCGTTATGGACGACTTTGGTGGTGAATTAAAATGTTTCGTAGATGCTTCAAATGGCGCAAATGGTCTTATATCTGTACAACCTTATACTG